GCTGTTCGTGTCGGGTGCCTTGATGGCGCGGCTGAACTTGTCGAACACGCGCTGCACCAGCATCGCCACCTTGTCCAATGCCCGCTCATGGGAAGCTGAGGGGAACTTGTCGTTGGCCGGGTACGCCGTTGATTGCAGACGGTCCGGGTCGCGGATGATGTGAAGCCGGTAGGACGACGACAGCGACGAAATCAGCGTGACCGATCCGCCGCTCGCGACCCCCGCGCCGCTGACCGTGTAATCCGTGGTCAGCGCCAGCGTGGTGAACACGCCGGTGGCGATCGTTTCCTTGAGGACGAGCAGGTCATCGTCTTCGAGGAAGTAAAAGTCGACGACGAACGGGCCGGTCGTGCCCGACCCCACATACGGGCCAGCACGGACTTTATCGGCGGATACGGTCATTGTTGCGCTCCCATCGGAAGTTTCGCATTGAACTGCAGGTTCTTGAGGCGGGCGACTTCCTGCGAAAAGTCGCGGAACTGCGGATTGCCGAGGATCGCCTGCTGCGCTAGCTTGCGGTACTCGCTGATCGTGCCAGAGATGAACGCCCTGCGGCTTTCGTCGGTCATACCGTTATACACGGCGGACATCGGGTGCTTCCCGGTAACCACCGCATCCAGATAATCCTTCGCACCCAACCCCCACGCCGGGTGCTTGAGGTCATTGCCCGACAGCCGCACGTAGTCGTCGTACACCTTCGGGAAGAACTTCATGTTGACGTTGACGCCATCGAACACGGAGCGCTTCTGGATACGCGACGGGCCTTGGTTGAGGCGCACCAGTTCCTTGTCGATCGGTGAATCGATCTGCTGGCGCACGGCGACAGGCGAAAGGAAGTCGTACAGCTTGCCCATGCCGGACTCACTGGTGATTTCTTTGCCCCACAGGTCGCGCCGGGGTGGCAGGTTCTTCGACAGGAACGCGATCCGGGACTGGATTGCTTCCATCGGCGTGCCGTATTCGCGCTGCACCGGATCGACCGCGTTCTTGACCGCATTGTTCACGGACGTGGCCGGAAGGAAAGACGCCACCAAGTCATCGACGTACTTCTCCGAGTAGCGCTTCGGGTCGGACATCACTTCGACGAACTTGGCGATCCCCTCCAGATACGTCTTGCTGATCGTCACCTGAGACACGGCGGCAATGGTCATGGCCGCGACTTCCTGCCACTCGTCCACGTCGTCCTCGTCGATTTCGCCCTTCTTCACGGACTCCGCGATCGAGGCGGCGAACCCGAGCGTCATGCCCAGCGGGTCGGTACGATTGTAGCTGTACCACTTGTTGCCGACCCGGATCGAGTACGGTTGCCAGCCCTGCCGCAGCAGCGCTTCCCGTACGTCCTTGTCCTGCTCGCGCGGGCCTTCGCCGGACACGATACCCTTGTCCGCAAAGTCCATGGCGGTCAGCATAATGGCGGTGCCGGTGGACATACGGGCAAGAGCCAGATCCGCCCGCGCCCCGCCCGCCGCGATGTCGGCCCGCCATTGCCCGACCAGCGGCGCGAATGGCGTGCGCTCAAACGCGTACCGCGTGATGTTCACCGGGGTGCGGACGAACGGCAACACGAACATCGCCGGGTTCATTGCGCCGCCGCCGTTGCGCAGGCCCATGATCGCCCGCCCAAACCAGCCCACTTCCGACGTGAACGTGTTGTATAGCGCCGCGTCCGCTGAATTGATCATGATGTTCTCGGGCGGATCGTTGATGATCGACTGCACGCGTTCCGCCAGTTCCCGGCCCGTAAGCCCTTCCTGTTTGGCAGTTCGGAGTGCCTGAGCGCGCAACTCCATCCGGTAGCCGATCGTCCGGAAGAATTCATCTTCTGCACCGAGCAGGCGCTGGGGCACCCGAATACCGTTGCCGAGGAAGTCCACGAACCGGCCCAACCCCGTTTCCCGGCTCATGAGGAACGCATCAGAAGAGATGGCATGAGGGTTGGGCGTGTCCACCTTGTTGAGGGACCAGCCGGTTTCGCCGGTCTTCAACGCCTTGGCCGCGAAGCGGAACGCGTCCTTCACGGACTCGATCATGCCAAACGCCATCGCCGCTGCTTCACCAGCCTGCACGCCATCGCCGCCCACGAATTCACGGATCGCGCCCGCTGCCGCGCGCTCGTAGATCTGCTGGAAGGCAACGAGCGTATTGGACATGATGTTCACCGCGTGCGTCTTGGGCGAGGACAGCAAGCCGTTGACCCACGCTTCCTTGACCGCGTCCATTGATGTCGCGCCGAATCCGCGCTGCGCAAAGTTGGCGATCGCCTGCGGGGTCGCGCCAGCTTCGACCATGAACGCCAGCCGCTTGGCCATTTCTTTCGACATGTCGGTGCCGCCCATGGCGTCCACCACTTGCTGCACCGCACGCGCCCGCTCGATGTTCCCGCCTGCCGGGATTGCCCATGAGGCGAGGGCGCGGCCAGCTTCCGCACGCATCCCCAGCACTTCGTTCTGAACGGCGGCATGGACAGCCAGCATCTTTCGGAACATGAACTGATCGAGCGGACCGGCATTCGGGGCGCTCGCGGCCTTCGCCGCCTCCAGCAGCTTCTCGCTGGTTGCGGTCCAAAGTTGCCGGGCGGCAAGAGCTTCTTCGGCATTGAACGCCTGTCCCTTTCGCCGCGCCAGCAACTCCGGAACGGACATGCCCATATCCTCGGCCATCCGCTCCGTTTCCGCTTGCGTGATCTTCCCGCGCCGTGCTTCGTCTATGGACGGCTTGAGTCGATCCGCAATCTCCCCCATCATCGACTTGACATCATCCTTGGACCGGATACGGGCAAAGTTGATGTACACGTCGAAGTCGCCTGCTTCCACCTTTCCACCGACCGCGACCGCGTCCGTCTTCGCAGCGGGCGCGGCTTCAAACAGCTTGTCGAACTCGGCGCGTGTCAGTTCCTTCTCACCGTTATTCGACATCACTTCATTGTACATGGCCAGCATCTCGTCCTTGTCGTTCTTCGGGACGCTGAACAATGCGGTGCCGCCTTCGTCCACAACATCGAAGCTGCCGTCCACTTCCTCGACGCGCAGCTTCGGCCCAGCCGATCCGGTGATATCGTCCGGCTTGATGCCCGCCGTGTCTGCGCCACCCTGCGCCACCTTGTCGGGGACGCCGCTTGGCTTGCGCACACGCGTCTCGATCATCGGCTTGGTCGGGTCACCGATCAGCTTGAAGTCGTCGCCACGCAGTTCACCGTACTTGGCCTTGAGGATCTCGGTTTCCCGCTGCCTGACGCCGGGAACGGCGCGGGCCGCACGGATCGCGCGGGCGGCAACCATTACGCCCTCGGTCAGGGCGCCCATGCCTGCTGATTCCAGCGCATTCTTGAAACGCGCCTCAATCCCTGAATCATCGGGCTTGGACTTGAGATACTCGGTGAGGACGTTCTTGGGCAGGCCCGCTTCGTTCCACAGATCGGCCAGCCGCGCCTCGTGCGGGTCGCGCGTGACAAAGTCCGCGATCGCGGACGCGGCGACAGTCTGCCCGATCTTGTTCTCGACGCCCAGCGCTTTCAAGCCGCGCATCGCAGGGATGAACCCGGCGAGGAATTCCGTGCCCTTGCGCGCAACCGATCCGGTGATCGTCTTCGGGGTCGGGAATACGTCGTTCGTGTCGTAGCGCAGGTCGGCAACGTTGTCGTTCAGCCAGTTCGCCAGCGGGTCGATGAAGCCAAACGCATTCTTGACCGCGTCATGCAGACCGCCGACTGCCTGCCCCGGAATCTCGGCAAGATTCTGCATGATCTTGCCCGCCCAGCCGCGCTCGCCCTCGATGCGACCAAGCGAATCATCCGTAGGGCGGCGCAGAGGCGGCGCTTTTGGGAGTTCGCGGCCCTTGGGCGCTTCTTCCAAACGCACCGGCTCGATGAACGTCGTATCCTTCTGCGAGTCAAACGTGCCGAGCCATTCTTCCATGTCGCGCACGGAGTTGGCCTTGGTCTTGGACTCCGCCCCGGCCAGATAGCCGTTGCTCAGGTCATCATTTTCCATCATTGGGCCTTCTTCATGGCGTCACGCCAGCGGGCCAAGCGCTTCATCTCTTGGTCATACTGGTTGGGGGTGAGTTTGCCTTCATCTTTGGCCTTCTGCGTGGCCTTGCCCGCTGCTACAAGATCCGCTTCCATGCCGACAGTGTCCTGCGCATTGCGCCGGATCGTGCCATACAAGGGCTGCGGCAATTGCAAGACGGTGTCCTTGAAGTCAATCAACTTGTAACGGGGGACCAGCTTCTCCGTGTACTCCTGGATTTGCTCGTCCGTATGCGGACCGGATTTGTACCAGTTCTCGTAGTCGCGAATAGCCTCCGCCATGCGCGAACGGCCAACCGGGTCGGGCACCAGCGGGCCGGGGTCCATGCTTCTGACGACGTACGCCATGCCCCGCTCGAACGGCGACTTTGGTCCGTTCTCTTTCCCGTCCGCAGCTTTTTGCGCTTCGACGATCCGGTTCACCACGGATGACAGGGTGGAGTTCGACAACAGCCCAGCTTCATGTGACTTGAATGCGAAGGCGCGTGCTGCGCCGTACCGCTGCGCCGCCATCAATGTCTCCAGATCCCGGAACGTGGATGGTTCATCTTTCTGACCGGGGTTGGCGAGCGCATCGCGGAACGCCTTGTACTCCTGTGGATCGAGCACGGGGCGCACCTGCTCGATGTAGTCGAGCGTCAGATTCTTGTTGTAGAACCGGCTCCAGCCTTCCTTGACCGCCGCTTCCCGCATGTTCTTCTGCGCAGCAACGGCGGCACGGTCGGCGTCGGCGTCGATCTGCGCTTTCAGGCGCAGCGCCTGTTCCACGAACGCCATGCGCTTGTCAAAAGGCAGGACGTCGAACGGCTGGAACCCTGTCTCGCCCTTGACTTCCCCGGACGACAGCCGCGCCTTGTGCAGCGGCGATTCGGGGTCGCGGAACCCGATCATTTGCAGGAACTGTTCCGGCGACTTCTGGATCTGCGACATGACCGCCGCGCCCGAGATGGCGTTGATTGCCCGGTCACGCATCTCCGACTTCTTCACAGGCGGCAGGGCGGAGGACTCGATGATCCCGAGTTGTTCACCCAGCGCCGTCTGATATTGGTTCGGATCTGTGTTCATTAGCCGGGCTGTATTCTGGATGCCCGAGTTGAACTGATCGGTGCGATAGTCAATGCGGGCCTGCGCTTCGAACTGCATCGCATGGGCACCCAAAGTGGCCCGCAGGTCGCCCAAGCGCTCGCCCAAGAACCGCTTCGCCGCCTCGGTGGGCGCATTGCCGACCGCCTCGGCGGAGTACGAGTCGAAGTCTTCGATGAACTTGGGCGTGAAGCCGGTGGCGCTGGGGTCGGCTTGCTCCTGCCGCGTCACCATCTCCTGCGTCCATTTCAGACGGGCCTCGGAGATTGCGGACGCCGCCCATGCGCGGCCTTCTTCCTCCTGCTTCGCCTGCATCGAGAAGGCAAGCTGGCGTGCGCCCGCGCCCAACTCTTCGAACGCCTCGCCCCCGTACCCCACGAGACGCTGCGGGACGGCCTGCGGCGGGCGTCCCCCGTTGGCGATGCCGCCCGGAACACGAGGATCGCCGCCCGTTCTGACGCCGCCTCCCGTGTTGGGTCCGCCGCCCGTCGTGACACCCCGGCCAGTATCGACCCCGGTGCCGATCCGGGGGGCAATTCGCTGCTCGTACGCTACGATTTTCAACCGACTCTCCCGTAGCCGCCAGCGCTATTTGGCGTAAAGTCATACGACCGGGTGCGCGGCGCATCGTAATTGCTGCCGGACAGGCGGATGTAATCGCCCGTGCCGCCCAGCACCTTGCCCGCGAACCCTAGGTATGAGTTGCGGACCGCGAAGTTGGAACTTTGCGTGTTGTTGGCGGCGGCGTAATCATCCAGACCGGCCTGCGTCTCGTAGTCCCGTGCTTCCTGCTCGCCCGCGATGCTGGTTTCGTCCATCTGCAAGGCACCGGTCTGCCGCAGGTCGAACGCTTCTAGATAGCCCGACTTGCGGAGGTCATAAGCCTCTAGGGCACCCGAACGACGCAGGTTGAATGCTTCCAGATAACCGGCGCGGCGGAGGTCCTGCGCTTCCAAGTAGCCGGACTGACGCAGGTCATGGGACTGCATCTGGCCTTCGTAGCGCACGTTCAGGGCGTCGAGTTCCGAGAACATTTCGGCCTGATACTCGGCAGCGGCGTTGCTTCCACCGAATCCCGTGCCGGACTCGGCAATGCGCGCCCGCCGATCGCCTGCGGCCACGCGGGATTGGCGCCGTACCATCTCTTCCTGTTGCCCGTAAGCGTCCAGAACGGCGTCGGCCTTCTGCCCATACACCTGCTCCACCACGTCCGCTTTACGGCCATATTCCGTCTCCGCAATCGTGGCCTGCTGCCCGTATACCTGCTCGGTGATTGACGCCTTCTGCTCGTACGACTTCTCGACGGTCTGCGCCCGACCTTCGTACACCGCGCCGAGAATGCTGACCTTACGAGCCGTCAACTGGCGGGTCGTCTCGGCACGGGCACGATTGACGATAGCGTTATAATTATTGGCCTGCGCCTGCGCCAGTAGCTGGGTCCGGTTCTGCTGGCCCTGCTGTAATGCGCCGATGGCGGCGACGGTCGATCCAGCAGCGGATACGTATTGCGCCATTACATGAACCTCACGTAAGTATCGGCGTCCGCCATGTCGGGAAAGAACTTCGGGTTCACCGACTCCATCTCAAATCCCAGCAGCGTCGCGAACCGATGGCCGGGAATGAAGTCTTGCCGGACGTGCATCTCGATCCGGGCCGGGCGCTCGACCAGTTCCATCGCCCGCTTCACCGCCCGCGTAACCGCGACCATGTGCGGGCCGGATTGCGGCGGGAGAAGCATCCACGCCATATAGCGGTGCGGCCAGTGCTTGAGCAGACCGCCGCAGGCGACCGGCTCCCCGCCAGCCACCCCGGTCCACGCAAGGTCGGACTTGGACAACGCTTCCGCCGCCTCCGGAGCCTGCCCGAACAGGATTGCATCTTCGGCGTGGAAGTCGCGAATGTTCATCGGGCATCCTGCGTCATCGTGTGGGGCACCAAAGCGACCACCGTGGCCGGGAACACGGTGTCCTGATAGACGCACAATGTTCCGGGCGACTTGTACCCGTCCGGGAACGACACGACCTTGTCTCCGGTAAAAAGCGGCGGGCGAAAGTCCATCTCGTCACCGCCGCCCCGGCTGAGGATTTGATCAAGCTGGCCGTCCTCGTCCGCGCCATAGCGAACTCCCAGCGTGTCATGGAACCGGATGCCAAGGCGGCTGGTGCGGTTGGTCTTGGTCTGCGCCGTCCCATCAGCGGCACCGGCTTCAAGCGGCATGGGGATCAGCACGGCGGGCGCTTGCAGTCCGACATGAACCTTGCTCGCCGGGGTCGTCAGCGTGATTGATCCGCCCGTCACCACGCAATCCGGATGACTTGCGCCGTCCGCCATCACCTGCACCGTCTGCCCTTCAAGGTGCGACAGGCCGGTGACGGTCGTGACAGTCATGCGCCAGTCATTTGCCGCGATCGTGCTCGTGCTTGGAAACGCCCGATAGATTGTGCAAGTGACATGCGTCGTGTTCGTGTATCCCGTGATCTTGGCAATTCCCTTTTCCCAAGTGACGGAACCGCTCTGGCTAATTTCCGTGTAGTCGTAATGGATGTACTTGCCGACGTCGCCCGCCGCGAAGATTGCGGCTCCTGCAGTAAAAACCACGCCGGTCGTGTCCTTGACCGTGGCTCCAGCACCGGGAGTGAGGGTCGCATTCTTAACGTTATCGAGAGTGAGGCCACAATCAACGTAGAACGCATCCTCAGGATTGTCGCCTTCCTCGTGGTGGTACTCCATCCACTCGACATAGCGCTTCACAGACCCGTTGATGTAACGCTGGACGATCATCCATAGTTCATTGCGGTCGCCGTCCGGCGAGGGGATGTCGGCTACCGACTCAACCACGGCGTAATTCACAAGGTCCGCGTCCGAATAGCCACCGATGCGGTGCGGGTGCCAACCCTTCACGTCCTGCTCGCGATTGAGTGTGAGCCCGAGCAATGCGCCATCTGCCCGGACCGCCCACACTGTGGAATCTGGCTCCTGCTGATAAGCCATGTCGATGATGCCGCCCTTGGTGACATGCTCGGCCAGCACGGTCAGATCGGACGCATCCCATTTATCCGTATTCGGCTGGTAGCGCATGTCGCGCACCTTGCGACCGGCCTTCTGCACAAACACGATGCCGTCGCCGACTTGCTGCACGCGCACGTGCCGCGACCCGTAGGCAGATTGCTTTCGTGCCTTGACGTTTCCGGGACCAAGCGGCTCGGTGGTAGTCATTTCCGACACCGCGAACTCGTCGCCGGACGTCCCGACCAGCAGAGCGGAATCGCTCGCCGCCATCCACTCGATACCGTTCGACTTGTCCGACGTGATATTGATCGAAATCGCTTGATCCGCGACCACCACGCCGCCGTCATCCTTCCCGGCGAAATTCTCGTAGTCCCCGGCCACGGACATCTCGATTTCGAGATTCCGCCCGAAGCACAGGCGCTCGCGCCAGAAGGCGACGGCGGACGGATACCCGTTAACGTCGTTCCACTTCCCGAACGCCCAGCGATTGGTCGGGTTGCCAACGCCGACCGTCATGTCTGGGAAACGGCTGAGAACTGTCGCCGTGGCGGTCGTGCCGCCCCCGCCAATTGCCGTGATCTTCGCCCAGCCGTAGCCGGGGTCGTCGAATTGCCACTGGACGCCCGCATCGCCGTCGTACTTGGAGCCGCGCGAATGGGTCGGGCGCACCGATCCCGTGGTCGCGCCGTTCAGAGCGTGGTAGTTCTTGCCGTCGGACCGGCGAACGTCGTTCAGCACGACGACCTTGCCGGACTCCCATTGCTTGATGGTGTCGGTGTTCTTCTGCTCCATGTAGAACAGGGAACCGACATGGCCCGACTGAAAGATGGCGGAACTGGCGGTCAGCGTGATGCCCGCGCCCGTGGCGGCGGAAGCATAAACGGTGGTCGTGGCGTCCGGGTCCACGTCCTCGAAAGGCCCACCCGTCTGATCGAGCGTGCCGATGGTGAACGTTGCCGCGCCGGTACGGGTCAGCTTGCGCGGCGCGTAGCTGGGATGAACGATGTACACCACGTCATTCGACTGGACGAACCGCAGGCGGAAGAACCCTTCCGAATCCACAAGGTCCGCGCTGGTGTACGGCGTCGCCACTTCAAACGGCGCACCAACCACGCCATGTTGCGAGAAGAATCGAATGTACTGATGCCCGAATTCGAGGACGTACGCCTGCAGGACGTTGAATTCGAACCGCACGAGCCACGTGTATTGGCTCGAGTCCTTCACTTCCGCCACGAACCGGGTGCCCGGACGACGGCGGGCCGGACCCTGCACCATGGGGATGAAGTTGCGGATCCGCTTGCAGGCGTTCGGGTAGTACTTGACATCTACGCGCCCCGCCATCAGCGGCGAGAATTCGCCCTGATTGAATGCCGAGATGATCGGGGAAGCTTTGGGCATTAGAGCCTCGACATGACCCACTCGTCATCCGCAAGCTTCTGCGGGGGGAGTTCGATGGCGTTCGCACGGATCGCGTCGCGCAGGGATTCTTTGCGGAACTCGATCGCCCGCGCCCGCTTGGAATCGCTCTGCGTCAGCGGCTCGCACAGTTCCTCAGCCAGCCGTGCCGATAGCAGTTCATTAAAGCAGACGTGGAACATCGTGGTGTCCGTGATTCGCTGGACGTAACGGATGTTCAGTGGGGCACCCAAACTGGTCAGGATCTTACGGCCCTCAATCGTGAACAGGGCCGTATTCGCGCCACGATAGTCGGTCAGGTCGATCCCGGCGTATTCATCACCGACCTGCAGCAGGCGCAGGCATTCGGCGGGCATGGTGTACGCGTAATCCCATTCGAATGCGGGGGCGGTCGCGTCTGCCGAAAGCTGGGCGCGGGTCTTGGCGAAAGACCAGTTGTATGCCGCCAGCAGCTTGTCGCGCTGGGACGTGAAGATCGCTTTGGCCTCGCGTGCGGGCTTCACGTCGTCGTCCAGCGACAGAATCCGCGCTTCCCCCAGCAGGGTCAGCGCGACGTTGACAATCTCGACTTCCGAGGCCATGATCGTCTCCGCTTACGCCGGGGGCCAGTTGCCCTTCGTGATGTAGGCTTCGAAGATTTCGAGCGCGTTCAGCACGCGCATCTTACCTTCCTGCGACGAAATCTTCGCGTCCCCGAGGTCCACGGTCAATTCGATGGATTCGGACGAGACTGCGGCCCCGACTTCCTCCACGACCTGATCGATATTGTCACCGACCGAAAGCCGGTAGCGACGAGTTGCCATGTTCTTGCTCCTTCAAAAAAGCAGAAGCCCACCGTTGCCGGGGGGCTTCTGCAAGGCAGCGCTCACCCGCGCTGGAATCGATCAGCCGATGACGTAGTCCATCTCGACGAGGATCGTCCCCGCCGCGTCAGCGGCACCGGTCAGCGTAAGCGCGACATCGTAGTTCTTCTGGGAGTCCTTCGTGAGGCCCAGCAACTCCCAGATGCGCTTCTCGCTGTTGGCGAGCGTGACGACGTTGCCGTTGACGATTTCCGACTTCGCGATCGCGCCCGCATTCAGCACCACCGCTGCCTTGAAGAAGTCGGCATCGACCACGGCGGAACCATTCGCCGTGGTGTCGTACAGACCCACGTCAGCGGCGGTCGTGGTGCCGATGTCGGGCGCGGAAATCCGCACCGACACGGGAACCGCGTTCGACGGCAGTTCGAAGCAGATGTACTTCGAGCCGACCGAATCGCCGTTGGCAATGGCCTGGATGCATCGGGCGTGCAACACTTCCGAGCGCTGCAGGATGCGGTTCTTGATGACCGCAGGCAGAGCGTCGCGCCCGGTCACGAGCGTGGACTTCACCGTGACCACGGCGCCGCTCATGCCGAAGCGTTGCTTGACCGGGACCCACTCGAGCTTTCGCATGCCCGTGCGGAGTTCGATCATCCACTGCTTGGCGGTGAGGAAGATCGCGCAGAATGCCAGCACCGCCGCCGTCACCTGCTTCTTGATGTATTTCATGTAATGCTCCTTGTGTTTGGGTTGTCGTGTCAGCGCGCGATTAGGCGCACTTGATTTCGACGACCCGCTCTTCCTCGATCCGGGTTGCCCCGAACGTGCCGTAGGCGTACACCTGAATCGGCAGGCCCGCGAGGTCACGACGCACCGAAATGTCGGTGGTGATGTCGTTCCACATGGCAAGGCACATGCCGGTCTTGGCGTAAACCGGGACCCGGTCGTAGCTGTTGGTGTCCGCCGCGACCAACTCGGTGTGGACGAGGTTGATCCCGAGGAACCGGGTCACCTTGCCCTCCACCAGCACGGGCTTCTCGTTGAAGTCCAGCGAAATGACCTGGATTTCCGCGAGCAGGTTGTCGTGCTGCTTGGCCTTCACCACCATGGTGATCGGGTCGTTGTCGATGTCCACTTCCGCGGCCATGAGCAGGCGTTTCGCCTCGCGCATCTTCGCCACGGTGAGGCCGACGTTGCCCGCCGCGCCGAAGGACACGGACACTTGCTGGCCGGCGGGGAAGGACGTGGTCGTCGCGCCCGTCTCGTCTTCCTTGCGGTCGGCGAAGTAGGCGGCGATGATTTCACGGTCCTGCGCCCGGCCAAGCGCGTAGGTCGCGTTCAGGGCGTAGCTGGAAGTTGGGTCGATGATGGTGCGCAGCTTGTCGATGGAATCGACGAGGTCGTTCCAGTCGTAGTCCACCGGGTACACCCACGGACGGCGGTGCTGAGTGTTCTGCGGCTGCAGGCTGGGGTAGCGCGTGGTGCGGCGCGACGCTTCCGTCTTGCCGATCTGCTCGACGGGAGTTGCCGCCTTGGCGCCCTTGATGGGCATGTTCATGACGGTGCCGCGCAGGCGCGAACCGCGCTGCTGGAGCAGCAGCATGACGGTATTCGCGTATTGCTGTGCGTAGTGGGTCGGGATTTGGTCGCTCATTTGGCGAAACCTCGTGTCAAAAGTTGATGGTTTAACTCTCTTCGCGAGGGTGTCCCGGCGACCGGACCCTTACTTGTCGACACCGCTTGGGGTTTGGTTGCGGGCCTCCGGATGGAGGGTCCCCGCAACCCCATGCTGCTCGACCGATGCGGCGCGATCATACCACACCCGCGCCTACGGTGTCAAGACTATTTCTTCTTCGGCTCCGGGAACCCGATCTTGTGGAGCCGGTCCCACTCGGCCTTCGCGTCGGCGTCGGCATTGAGCAACTTCTTCGCGAACTCGGCATCGTTGCGCAGATCATTGATCCGCATGCGCGCCGCTTCCGGAGTCATGCCGCCCATGCCACCATTGCCGTCGCCCTGAATGAAGTTGTGCTCGCCCAGCCCGTTGCCAATGGACGCGAACAGCTTCAACGTGGCAGCGGCTCCGATCGCACCCTCGATCTTGTTCAGCGTCTCCGCCAGTTGCTCGGGCGTCTCGTGCGGAATGAACGTGCGGGCAGCACGGCGGGACAGTTCGATGTTCTTGTCCTTCTCGCCGGTCGCTCCCCATTCGGCGTACAGCGCCTCGACTTCCCGCTGGGCGGTGGCTGCAAACTCGGTCGCCTGCCGCTCGGCCAGTCCCGCCGATTCCGCTGCAAACGTTTCGAGAACGCCGCCAAACAGAGCCGGGGGCACCCCGAGAGCGTGTGCCCGTTCGCGCAATTTGGCGATGATCGGATCTTTCGCCAGCGCGTCCGGGATCTTGTAGCCTTCCGGCTTTTCCGGCACGCCGCCGACCTTGGCGTAGAACGCCCGCCATTCTTCCGGCTTGGCGTCGGCCTTGGGGATGATCACGCCGCGACCAGCCTTGTCGGCCCCGAGAAACTTCTCGAGATTGAACGCCTTGTCCACGACCGCTTCCGGTCCGGACTTGTAGGCATCGCCCATCGACTGGAGCCATTGCTTGCCGGGGCCGTCCGGCAGGGGGTCCCACCATGCGCCCGACGGGGTAGGCGTCGGGGTCGGAGTGGGGGTCGGAGTGGGGGTCGGAGTGGGCGTAGGCGTTGGGCTGGGTGTCGGAGTACCCCCGCCGTTGGAGGGGGCGTCTCCGCCCTCGGGGGCGCGGTAGAACATCGCGCCGATGATAGCTGCCATGAGTCTTCTATTCATTTCGGGAGTCCCTTCGATTGATTAATCTTCGGTCCCGTCACCGTCTTCGCGGTTAACGAGCGCGTAGAGATCTTCATCAGAGATGTGAAGATTCTGCGCAATGCGGTGCCACACTTCCAATCTGCCGATAGCGATCCCCGTGGCCATGGGATCGATACCGCCACTCTGCGGATTCACGACTGCCGGTGTTGAAGTCGCCCGGCAGAATGCCCGCAGGTCCGAAAGGACGATATGCTGCGCCGGACCCATCTGCCCACCGGACATGAACAACGCCCGATACGCCATCCGACGCTTGAATATGACCTTTCGGAGCCTGTCGAACACGCCGTTACTCCGGCTTCGGCTCGGCGGGGGCCTGGGTTTCCTGCTCGGCCCGGACCTCGGCGTCGCCTTTCTCCACGACCACGGCTTGTTCGCCGCGCATCACCTTCTGGCCGGTCTGGAGGTCGGCCACCGCGCCTTCGTCTTTCTTGCCCATGTACTGCTCCTTATGCAGGTTGAGGTTGAGCGGTCATCCCGGCAGCTTCCGCCGCCTTCGCGACCTTGAGGGCCGCACCGGCCCCCGTATCTGCGCTTTCGAGGGCAGCCTGCTGCTGTTGCTGCTGCTGCCTCTGAGCGCGGATCTGTTGCACGGCTTCCACGGCTCGCAGTACCTTGGCCGGGACGCCGTTGATGTCCGCCAGTTCGCGGGTGACCGCGTCAAAGTCGAACGTGTCCATGACGGACGGATCGACCGCCGCAATCGGCTCGATCGCCTGAATGGTGCGCATGATCGCGACCCCATCATCAGCGCGACGGAGCCGGGACAGCGGATTGGTGTACACCGCCTTCACCGCTCCGCCTGCTTGCGCGAGGCGCGGCGGCATCGGCGGCAACACGCCTGCGGCCCCAAGGATGTCCAGTTCCCGCGTGATCACAGTCCCCAGCAACTCGGATTGCTGCCGCCCGACCGTCGGCGCGAGCAACTGCCCTTTCTCCTGCGCCCGGATCATCGCCTCGGTCGCCGTCATCTGCGGGTTCTGCACAAGGATCTGGAACAGGGTGACATAGAACGCGTCGTTGATGACCTTGCGCTTCTGCTCGGTCATTTCAATCGCGATCGGCAAATTGCTGCCAGTCTTGAGCGGTGCAACCAATTGCCGACCCTGCTCGTCCACGCCGCCATAGTTCAGGGCATTGGGGCGGGCGTTGAACTGCGACAGGATGCCGTCCCCGTACAGCAACAGGGGCGGGTCCACGATCTTGTGCGCGGCGCGGATGATGGTCTTTTCCATCTCGTTCACCATCTTGATGTCCGGCAATACCATCATGGCCGGACCGCGCCCGTACGTCTCGCGCGGGGCAGTGACGTGGCGCGAAATCGCATAGGGCATGGTGCGATACCCACCCTCGCTGACCACCTGCCGCCCTTCCATGGACACGTAGCACGAATAGAACGGCCACGCGCGGTAATCGCGCGCACGCGGGTTCGGGTTCTTGTTCGGATGGACGCAGTGCAGAAAGTCATATTTCGTCATCGGCGACGTTTCCGCCGTCTTGACGATTGCCTCGGGGCACCTTGGGCCGAATTGTTGCATGGCCTGACGTGCGGTAAGCTGGAACTTCCGGTGCACGAGGTCCACGAACCCGTAGTAGTTCTCGGTGAAGTACAGCTCCGCGAGGGCAATGGACTTGTACCGGATGCCGACGTTCAGCACGTCATCGACAAACATGCCAAGGTTCCCGAATGCCATGAGCGACACGTAGCATTCGTGCACCTGCGATGCGAAGTTCGCCTGCGGGCGGTACCGCATGCGGAACAGCATCTTCGTGATCATCTGCAGATATTCCATCGTCTGCTTATCGTCCAGCAGCGTTTCATCTTCCGGCTCCAGTCCGTGCCATTGCTGGCTGGCCGGGGTCAGAAGGGAATCGATGGC